AATTACGGAGCAACACAAGCCCCGGCACAGATCTCGGCACCATCGGCTCAGCCGACTTGGCAAACAAGCCAGACCTCATCGCCCAGCTCTTCCCAAACCTCCTCGATCAACTCCTTAGAGGACGTAGCGAACCTGCTGGAATGGAGTCCGGAAAGCCGGATGGTGGTGGCGAATTACGGAACCGAAGCTCCGGCGATTCTAAACCAGTACGCCCTAAACCTAGAAGGGATGCTCGATAGTGCTGTTGCTTGGGGCCAAACCGCAACAAAGACACTTAAGGGCTACGCCAATTTTGCAGTTCGTGAGCATCAGGAAAACCTGGCTTACAACGAGATCTTAACTAATCCTGACGTTCTGTCAGATTATACGTTGAAGTATTTCGGTCCTGAAGGTCCATACCCTGTGTATGAATCTGAGCAAGAGCTGGAAACCCGTGGTTATCCCACTGCACCTGTTCAACAACAGCAGGGCATGAATATTGCTGGTCTTCCTGCTCCCCCACAAGCTGCTGCTCCTCAAGCTCCTCAAGATTTCTGGGGTGCCTTTAAGCAGCAAATGGATGTTGATCCCAGCCAAGCCTGGCGCATTATGAACCAAGCAGATCCTCGCGTTATGGCAAACAAACTGTTTGTTATGGAGTGATCTAATGCAATTGGCAGGAAGGTATTTGCAAAAAGCAAATCAAAAACTTAAGCCTTTGCTCAATAATCCTGGCCAAGCCGCTATGGCTGGCGGCGCTGCTGCCGCTGGCCTTGCAACTTTAGGTAATATCACGTCTGGGGAAGCTTCCCAAGAAGGCCCTGGACGTTTATTGCTTGAAGCCATACAAGCAGGAGGCACAGGTATGGCTGCAGGTATGCTTATTCCTTCAATGCGTAGACTTGCTTCTAAACGCACTATTGCACAGAACCTACGTCCTGATGCAGGTAAAGTTGCGACAGGAGCAGGTCCTGAATTAGGTAGTAAATTTGGCACAAAAGAAGGAGCCGAAATGCGTAATCAAGCAAAAAGAGCAATGGCAGCAGTGCCTTATGCTCAAGCGGCTATAGGTGCAGGAATGGTTGCAGGAGAAGGCGGCCTTGGTGGTTTATATGGAGGAGGTTACTCTAATCTTGCAGAAGCAATTAGAGTACCTGGTTTCCAATCAGCAATTGACCCTGAAATGCCAGGTTCATCTAATACAATGAACTCACGTCTTAACATGCAAGGTTACGTTTAAAAAGTCTAATAAATTACAGACTGCTAAAATTTTCTTTAGATAGGGCAATAGAATGCCCGAATCTTTCACCCGATTACTTAATTTTCCGAATATCTGGAGGATAAAAGAAAGTGTTTCTTGATAACGATTTTCCCAAGATTTTAGGCGCGGAGCTTTACCGTCCGCATCCCGCCTATGTATGTGAAATGGCCGTTGAGCCCGTGGTTGTCCACGACTTCACCTCTCAGCCCGGTCAAACTGTGCAGCTTGATCGCTACAAGTTCTGGGGAGCCCCTGGCACCAAGGATTCTCGCGAGCGTATTGCTGATCAGACCATTGGTACTGCTAACAGCCGTAACATCACTAAAGAGAAGGTTTTAGTGGTACTGAAAGAGTACACTGGCCCTGCAGATCCGGGTGATCCTACTCAGCCTTCTACCTTTAAGATTGCTCGCGAAACCCTGATCACTGCTCAGCGTTTGCTGCTTGATACCGGCAACCTGAACATGTTCCACCAGTCCATCGGTAGCTTGACGCTGCTGGATGACTATCGTCGTTGGCGTGACCGCGTCTTTATTGACGAACTGGCTAAAGCTGAAGCTAACGGTGCAGCTTCTTCTTCTCAGGGTGGTTACTACTTTGCTGGTGGCAAAGAAAAAGATTCCTCTGCCCGTGTTTCTTACACCACTACTGAGTATGGTGATCAAGTTCAACAGTTCTCTGTTCGTACTGATCTGTTAGAAGTTGTTAAGGACCTGCGTAAGCGCAACGTTCCTACCTTTGCTGATGGTCTGTATCGCTGTATCTGCGATCCCACCTTCATGCTACACCTGCGTCGTGATCCCGACTTCCGTGAGATTGCACGTTACGCCGGTAATCCTGGACAAGGCATGTACATGGCTAACCCCATGATGCCTAACAACTCCAGCTTCTACATGGGTCCCCAAGCTGGTCAGGGCTACTTCCTGGCTGGTGAGCCCGTGATGCCGACTGGTGTGCAGTTTGAAGGCGTCAAGTTCTTCGAGTCAACCAACTTCCCAAACAAGAACGTGACCGCATCTTTTGACGGCGGTTCTTCTTATGCTGCTAAAGAAGTTGCCCAAGGTTTCTTCTTCGGCCCTCAAGCCGTTGGTGTTGGCATCGGTGGACCTAACGCTCAGGTGCTCATCAACAACAATGATGACTTCAGTCGCTTCATTATTCTTATTTGGCAGTTGTATGCTGGTTTCGAGATTCTGAACAAGGATTTCATTACTAATGCATTCAGCTTCGTCCAAGACGACGGCACTGTCTGATTGTCATAAACAACGTACACACTAATTTGGAGAAATAAATGTCTTATTTGTCTGCCAAGAAGATCTACCCAGGTAACTTCAACGAGCCTCTGAACGGCTGGTACAAAAATATTGATACCAACGACAGTGGCACTAACGATGCTTCCAATGGTGGTCCTACCTCTGTCCTAGCTAATCCTGGCTGGCAGTTCTATCAACTGCGTGGTTATGTCCCTGTGACTACCACTGGTTACACCTCTACCGCCAGTGTGATCATCCCTTCCCCTTACCGGAATGATGACACCCGCACTGATATCACTGGCATGGTGGTTTCTGCTGATTCCACCCGTCCTGCATACGTGTATCGCACTAACATTTCTGTCGCTTCTGGTTGGGGTGACGGTCGTGTTGCTGAAAGCGGCATTATGACCTCTGGTGCTACCCAGGTCGTTGCTTTTGGTCCTGCAGGCCCTGTGAGCACTTCTGGTGTTGTTGAGGGTGCAAACCTGACCGCTGCTTCTAATAACATCGCCGCTGGCACTGCTGGCTACGGTACCAATCCTTTCCAGAACATCACTGGCATTCTTGCCAAGGACTGGCTGTATGAAGAGCTGACTGGGAATACTACCTTCGAGGTGTATTCCAAGGCAACCACTGATGCAACTGCATTAAACGGTGGTTTCGGTATTCATGCTGATGACGTTGCAGCTGGCCGTAAGGGTTACATCCTGGTCGAAGTTTGCTACATCCGTCCTGACACGGCTGTTGCTTATGCCGATATGGAACAGTATCTGCCTAACCGCACTGTTAGCTGATAATTAATGTAATATAGGACCAGAGATTACATCTGGTCCTTATGCTTTATCAGCACGTAAAAACAGGAGCGCGAGTTAAAGTTGTTAGTGAGTGGGATGATGGCGATTGGTTTATGATCGAAGATCAAGACGGTCGCGTATTTACTGCTTACAAAACTGAAGTTGTTCCTGACGAGAAGGCAACCAAAAAGGTTAAAACCCTTCAAGTAAAAGATGCGGCAGCAAAAGAAGAAGTACGCAAGTTTCCACCAGAAACACGTCTTAATATCAATTCAGCAACCGCCCAGATGATTGCTGATCATATTAAGGGTATTGGTTTAAAAACTGCGAGAGAAATTAAGGATCTACAACTTTCTTTGTCGGGTGAAAGATTCCATAGTCTTGACCAGTTAAAACAAATTAAACGTGTTGATTGGGATTCTGTTTTTGCTGCTGATTTAGTCAGAGTCTAATAAAAGCCCTTCGGGGCTTTTTTATTAACGCAAAGTATAATAAAAAAATACCGGCGGCTTACAGTGCAACTATCTGATTTTAATAAAAGTCGTGTTAGATATCATTTGGGATATTACGTTGTTAGTGTTCCAGCTGGCGACTATGCACGCTTGGAGGAGTCTTTAAACTCTGTTCCAGATGCTGTATTCCACGACAAAATTATTCTTCAGATTGGTCGTTGTGATGCAGCCGAGAAAAAGACTCAACTAGCGTCGTTTGAAGACACCTTCCAGGTGCCTAGCACACGCGTTGAGGGTATTGTTGGTGACGTTGATCGTACGATTCGTTCCAGCAGCATTAAAGAGGCTCTGAAGCTCTGGGACGAAGTGTATATGTACGAGACCAACCGTCTCGCACAAATCCTTTACGTACCTAACTATAAGGACCCAATGCAAGCCCGGTATCGCTATGAACGATCTGGTGCTGAATTTATCCAGGCATTACCTGGCCCAGCTGATACTGCAATCGGCGCAAACGTTTACCTTCACGCAACGACTAGATAATGAACCCAATCCAACTATTAATGCAAGGAGTAGGTGCGGCACCTTTTGCCATGCCTTTAATCAACCAAGGACGTACAGGCTCCATGCTTGATCAAGCCTTACAGTCTATTGATTCTCAGAAAAAAGCTCCTGATTTAGGTCGCCAGGCAGGTGATGCACTTAGAGGTCTTGTGGGTTTACCTCCTCAAGTTGCTCCTGGAGCAATTATTAGCCCTAAAAAACAAAGATATAGA